AAAGCCTTTATAGTTTGTTGATTGCTTGGCTGCCCACTTAACATCAAAATCCGTATTACTTTTTTTTGTAAGCACCTGCCCTTCCTCACCGCCGGGTGGCAGCAAGCCGCTTTGCCCGCTAACCTGCCTGAATGATATTTCATTAGTTCCGACTTCGCCCTGTGCCGCAATATCCGCAACAAAAGTGCTGTCTTTATATTGCCTCCCTTCGCTTACAGTAATAACAGAGGCAAGCAGTTCCGCCCATGTATCTGCGCCTGCATAACGCGTAAAATGATAATCGTCATTCTGATAATCAAAAACGTAAATGCCATTTTGCTTTTTATCGGTTTGATTGAGGACAAGTACCAGATCGTTTAACTTTGGAAATACTAAATCAAGATCACTTTCGTTCGCTCCAAGATAAGGAAACCCATCTATGTTAGCAGTAGTCGCCGCTTTAACTGTGATGTTGTTTTCCGGATATGTACCAATTTGCACAAAGCTTATTTCGTTAATGCCAAGCGCGCCGCCTTTATCCACAACACAAAGCCAAAGAGTATCATGATATAAAACGCCCTGCTCTACAACGCAAAGCGCGCCAATAAGTTCTGCCCAACTATCCGCCGAGCCGTCGCGGTTTAGCGCTAAATAACCTAAATATTCCGTTGCCTTGTAAACGCCGTTCTGCTTTGCGTCTGTTTGGTTTGCTACTAATATTTTATCGCTGTCCAAAGTAGTATATCCGTCAAACATCGCCTCATAACCGGTAATGTTGCTTAAATTTATGTTGCCCGTTGTAATTGCTTTTACTTTAATTGCGCTTTCGGTTGGTGCTGATGGAGATGCTCCTGTTACTTCGCGGAACTCAATATTTGTTTGTCCTAAAGTTCCTTCGCCAGTTGCTTTACTAAGCCACAAAGTATTTTTGTAAATCGTGCCGTATGTAACTGAGATAAGCATACCAACAAAACTTTTTATATTATTGGCTTCGGCTGCTCTTACTAACTTTAACACGCCGCTTTGTAAAACACAATTATAAATTCCGTTTTGTGTTTTAATAGTTTGGCTGCGCACTAAAACTTTATCGCCTGATTCAATATGTACGCCGTCAAAATCGCTTGCATAAGCGCCGCCTTCTTCAATATCTAATAAGTTAATATTAGCCGTACTAACCGCAGTAACCTTTACAACGCCGCCTGCACTTGTTGTACCAACAAAGGTAATTTTTTTATTTGAGCCTTCACCAACTTCGCGTGCCTGAACAAATTCTCCATCTTCAAAGTCATCGGCAATAATTGGTAAATAAACTTGCGGGTCTAAAGGCGTTCCATCATAAGGAGTGCGCACATCTTTATCAATATATAAGATACCTTTTGCAAGAGTAGTTTCGACTTCCGGCGTTGCGGGTTCGGTAAATACTAAATCGTAAAATAAATTTGTTGTTAAATTTTGTGTGTGTTCTTTTAATAGCTGAAAGCCAAGTGTAAGAACTTTTTCTATATCGTCATAAAAGACAGAGTAAGCCGCTATATCAATTATGCGCTCGTCAGTTAGCTCGTAAGATTGTTTTGCGGTTAAATGGAATAATGCAGGCTCTTTTTCCCCGTATGGAGAAAATGACGTTCCGTTTAGCTCAAAAAATATATCTTGTATATCGCCGCGAATTATTTTCTTATCAATTTTAATCATAGTATGTATTTTATTAATAAAGCGATTTATTCGCCTACAAATTCATTAACCGATAACGCTGCTTTTTCTTCTGCGGTTGGCGGTGTTGCGCTAAACAAAGCCTGCAATTCCTCGGCAACAAAATATCTATCAAAACTGCATTTAAGCGCGCTTGCTTTACCCGCAAGATTAACTTCCCAATCAATAATAAGCAGCACAGATGGAACGGATATTTTTCCGCCCACGCCGTTAAATTCCAAAGTGTTTGTACCTAATGTTGCTGCCGAATCTAATATTGCTCTAAGCGAGTAGTTATCTGCCGACATAATTTGGAACTCACCTTTTACATCGTAACCGGCAACCACAGTGCGCCCGTAACTATCTTTACCCAAATCGAGCGGTTTGATTGTAAATTTAACTTCGTTAATTAAACCGAACTCTAAAGTGCCAAACTTTGCTTTAGCATATCTTAGAAAAAAACTTTTAATTGTTTCTGCCATTTTATTACCTACTTAAAAATTATAGTAAACACATTCACTCACTGCTAACTACTCACCACTTACTACCAACTACCAACTATCAAGGCGTTAAATCAACCTCAAATTCTTTTTTCAAATTCGACTTTAATACGTCGGTAGTTGCAACGCTTAAAATAATTGGATTTATTTTTGTGCTGCCAATCTTTACAGATTCCTGCACTTTAATTATACCCGGTGCAAAGTAAATAAGTTTTTTCGCATCAAGCCCGGCAACGTCAGCATCGCTAAGGTCTGTTGCGTCATCAGGTATCTTTACAGATTTTGGGACCAACACAAGCGTAAGATATTTTCCGTCAACATCGGCAAGTTTAGCCGCCGTTACTTCGCTGCTTACATTAAGCTTTACATCCATTTTGTAAGATGCAATATGTTCGTAACCAAGCGAATCGGTAAGCAGTTGATCAGGTTCTAACTTATATTCGCTTTCGTTATCAATTATGCCAAGCGTTTTTATTGCGCCAAGATTAGCCGTTAAAACTTTATCAACGCCAGCAGTTTTTTCGTAAAAAAAAGTTGGCTCTGTATAAAGCACGTGGTATTGATCTAATTTGAATCCCATTTTTTATTTACTCCTTTTCCGTTATTTAACGGACAAATTTTTTAATTAAAAAAAACACTATCATTGCCGCGGCTCCAATTGCAACCAAACCAAGTTTACTTAACAACGGAGTTTCAATTTTGTTTTCGAGATATTGTATAGTACGAACTGTATCAAAGAAGACAATTGAATCCGGTTTAACTTTTACATAAAATCTTTTTTCGACAGGAAAATATTTAACGATTACAGATGTATCTTTTCTTAAACTTGAACTTGAATTTATTCCGCCATTGGCGGAACTTGAACCTATAATAACCGTATCAGTGATTACAGAGGCGTTAAAACTGTCCTCAATAGTTGCTGGCTTAATTACAATAGGTTTAATTTCAATAATTTCCTTTTGCGAGCTGCAGGCGACAAAATTAATTACAAAAAGCACAAAAAATATTTTAATTAAATAATTCATAATTAGTTTTGTTTCGCTTTGCCCTGTCCATCTTTGCCAATGTACCATGCACATAATGCTGTTATAATTGTTAGCACTAACATTGTGTAGTTAATACTTCCACCGCCAAGCGTTCCTATATAAACCTGTACGGCACTTGATAAAGACAGGCATAGACTAAATATATTAGTGATGATGTCTTTTTTCGTTCCTTTAAACATTTTTAGCCTTGCTATTAACTTTTAAAATCCGCTTTTTCTTCTCAACAATAAATATTCTTTTTTCGTGATCGTCTAGCAATTGCTTATGCGTTTCGGCAGTTTGCTCTAACTTAAAAATTCTTTTTTCGCTTAGCTTATTCAAATCCTGTATCTGAACTCTTGCATCCTGAACCTGAACTTGAACTTTAGAAACTTCACCCGTTACATCATCAATTTTATTTTTTACTTTATGGAACTCATCAGCGTTATCAATTGCGTTTTGTTTTACAAACGATACGCCTTCTTTAGCAATCCAGCCAATAGAGGCAAGCAATCCACTGATAAGCAATAATACAAAAGCAATTAGAAGGTCTTCAATTCTCATTCTCAAACAAATCCTTTTCCATCTCGCGCCTGCGCTGTAAGCCCTGCATAACTACAAGCGTACCATTTTTACGTGCTTTATTCCATCGTAAAAATTCTTTTGCTGCGCCAGTAAAATCTTTAGCATTTATTTTTTTTAGGAGTGTACTATTCTTAAAGTTTTCTGTACCAACATTAAAAACAAAACTAACTAACGCATCAAACTGGTTTTGGTTTATAGTAACTTTAACAAGCTTATTTATTGCATCTTCAAACTCAGCTATATCATTAGTAAGTAATATTTCCGCATACTCTTTATTGACAGTCATACCTCGTTCAACTGTTTTAGTATGCCCCCATCCAATAGTAAGAACACCTGCAGGACATTTATAAGCCGTAAGCCTTAATCCTTCAAACGCTTTTATTAGTATGTATGCTTTATTACTTGCTTTCATTTCCTTTGACAATCAAAATGAATAATTCATAATACATAATTCATAATTCTCCCAAAGGGATGCCTGTGACAATAATTCTAAAGTGTCCATTAAAGAACCATTTTATATCAGTATAAATTTCGTTCATATATTCCGGTAAAGTATTCATCGCTTCAAATTCCGAAAGTGATTCAATAATGATTATATGATCTTCCAATTTGTTCTCAATTATCGTGGTTACGCCAAACTCGTATTGGCGCATAACCGCTGAATTAATTAGAACCGGCACTACTTCAGGATGTGGTACCGGTTCCGTTTTATTTGGAGTCTGCCTTTTCAACTATTCTCTTTTATTTTCTTTTTGCTAAATACTAACTACTCAATACTCAATACACAATACTAACTACTCACTAAAGCCTTATTCTGCTCAATCTCTTTAACGCATCCTGTCTCTCAACTGCAAGATTTAAGTAAAAACCTAATCTTGCTTTAACATCCGGTGCGCTTACATCGGTCGGGAAATCTTCAAAATAAAAACCGCTGTTGCTAACAAAGCATACGCCAAGTTCTTCAGCAAAACGTACGATGTAAACGGAAGTACAATCGGAATTTGTTCCGTCGCTTTCTGCCTGTGTTATTGCGCTTGTACTAAGCGTAACAATAGGCACGTTATTAAACGTTGTAACAGGATAACCGAAGCTGCTTATAGATTCGCCTGCTGCGCCTGTACGCTTAGCAATTGTTGTAAGCCTTGCGCCTATGTTAGTGTTACAAATTATCGCATTGGCGCCGGGTACATTAGCTAACTCTTTATAGAGCAATTCCAAAAAAGCATCCTGATTAGCAGTTGTATTTAACTGTAAAGCCACCTGGGTATTCATTGCAGCCTGTTCTGCGTTGGTAAATCCCAACGCTGCGGTTTGACCGCCTGCTACGGCATCTTTAACAAAATTGGAGACACCAAGCATACGGCTTGAGGCATCAGTGCCTTGAATCATTTCGGTTTCTACCTCTCTTGCAAGTTTAATCGCAAGAGCGGCAAGCTGTCTATCTGCAAAAGTTTGCAGCATCTTTGGACTATTGGTAACATACTGATCAAGTTTGCGCAAGTTATCAACTGTAAGCTCTCGCTCGTAAATTGATAATTTGCGATAATTAGGAGCCGGGACCTGTGCATCTTTTTGCGCCGTTGCGCCTTCTGCTCTTGCTGCCGATCCGGTGAAAGTGCTTTTATCCGGAATGTTGCCGTATTCACTGGCATCTAACCGGAATTCTGCAAATTGGAACAAAGGGGCAATCGTAAGCATTTTATCAATTAAGCCTGCGCTGCGCCCGGTAAGTTTGGAAATCTGATCTATTTTCATTGAACGTCCTCTTTAATAATTATTATGGATTTGTAATTTCGTTTCGCTCTAACATTATTTTCATAGCAGGCGATATGCTTTTACCCAATGTACCGACGCCTGTTTCTGCTGCTGTTTTTTGTGCAGCGGCAGTGCCGCCAATTGGCTGTAAACTTTCTGCAATTTCAGCCGCATCTTCAAAATTATTTTCAAACAACTTTTGCCAGTGCGCTTTTTGCGCTTCGGTAATTTTTTTATCGCCAAAAAGTTTTTCAACTGATTCAGTAACTTTTTTACTGTGTTCAGCTTTCAATCTATCTTGCTCGGTCTTTATAGAGCTTTCACGTTGCTCGCGTTCTTTAGTTAAAATTTCAGTAAGTTTTTTTACGTGTTCTTCTAATGCGGCGTTACGCTCCAAAATCTTTTTAGCATCCGATTCCGAACTTGAACTTGAACCTGAATTTATTCCGCCATTGGCGGAACTTGAATTTGAACTTGAACTCAATTCTAATTCCTTAATTTCATCTTCAGTTAGTTCAATATTTTTTTTCTTAAAAAGCGTTAATAATTTTTCTAACATTGTTTACTCTTCAATTATCTCTTAAAAATTTCTTAGCGAAACTTAGAATTGTAAGTCAAGTAAAATCGGTTATAGGTGCATACGTCCGATTTTATTTTAGTGCCGCATATAAATTTCCATTGTAAATAAAATAAAATGGTTGGCTCATCAAACAGTTGCCTTTTTTTGAATTTTGAATTTTTAATTTTTAATTGAGTATGTATTCATATAACGAAGTTGAAACGCTGCTTAGCAATAGCGCTAAGAGTATTTTAAAAGAAAGTATTAATTACGAACCCTTTGCAGCAGAGGCAACGGCTACTATTACATCTTACACAAATTACGATGCCGATAAACTTAAACCATTTTGCAAAATGGCTTTCGTTTACATTATAGAAAATCTTGTTGCTAACAGGCTTAACACATTAAGCGCCGAATTTTTGGACCGTGTTAAAAGCAATTTTACAAACGCATTTACTTTGTTAGATAGGATTTCAAACAACATCTATAATGCTGATAACGTAAACAATCAGGTTAGTGGTATTGGCTACATAGAAAGTGATTATTGATTTTTTTTATAAACGATCATTTCCCTGACATCAGGAAGATGATAAAAACATTATTGATTTATGACTTACGAAAATTTATTGATTGCAGTAAAAGATTATCTTAAAAATAATCTTACCGAAACTGTGGAGTTTGGCAAATACGATGTTAATGCTATTACAGCTTTAGAATCTCCGGCGGTTTATATTTATGCTGAACCGGTTAGCAATAATAATTTGCAAAACCGCGTCTACTATCGCGAGGCTCGGTTTTCAATCTTTACCACAGCCGCAATGGAAGATCCAACGCTTGCAATTTTTAGCGCTATAAAACTTGCCGAAAATGTAGAACGGCTTATGCTGGATTTTCCCGAAGGTTACACTATCAATTATGATAACATCGAAACGCCTTTTAGTTTTGATAGTTTTTACAGTGATAAGGCAGTTTGTTTGTATCAATTTAATATTCCATATCAGCCTAATTTAAATTGAAAAACAAACGCTGTACATATTTTTTTACAGGTATTTTCTCAAAAACGGCTTTTTTGGGTTCAATTCAAATGATTTGTGGGAAAATAATATTTTCTGGTATTATTAAAGCCCGAAATTTATTATCTGATATTACTGCGTATTATCTGGTATTACCAAACGGCGTTTTTTTATTATCTGATATTATTAAACGCCTTAAATTATTATCAATATTATCAAATTTGCACCCGACTGATATATCGGATTTAACAAAAAAGTGCCGTAAAACTCATTTATGTGCGTTTTCGGGTTTTTGATTTAAGGTATTTACCTTTGCGCCTTTGCGCCTTTGCGTGAAAGCATAAAAAAAGGATAGTAAACCGTTGTACAAAAAAAATGAACATTAAAGTTCAAAATTCAAAAGTAAAAATTCAAAAGAAATGACAACACATCTAAACGAAGACCTTCAGCGTACGATTGCTGAATACAAAAAAGATAACCAGCGAGCTGGCTTAGATAAGATTTGCAAAAAGTTTAAAGTATCAAAACGGCAGGTACAATATTCTATAAAAAAATATGCTGAGGAGTTTGGTATAACTCTTAAAGAGAATACAAACGAAGCTTTGCAAAAGAAGATTGCCGTCTGGAAGAGTAATCACCCGGAAGCTACACACGAACAACTTGCCGAAAGATTTAACGTTGACGTTCATAAAGTTAAATATGCTTTAGAAAAATTTGCAGAACGCGCCGAACTGCTAAACAATACGCGTAAAGGCATAAGGATTAAGAGCCGTATAATTGCAGGCTCAATCACTGATACTGAAATTCTTAAAACTCAATTAAATCTTTGTCTTGCCGAGTTAGAGAATAATCAGGAGATGAATATAAATAGCCGTATGGATTTAGTTGCAAAAGCTATGCGCGTAAAATCTCAATTACAGGCTATCGAAATTGAAAGCCACATTAAACGTTTTGATGCAGCGTTAATAAAAGCAATTATCAAACGCTTTAATCCCGCAGTAACAGATGACGACGTAATAAGAATTTATAACGAGGAATATACTACGTGGCAAAACGCCCAGTAAATACTGATACAACTAATCAAGGTTACTCCATCTCAAAATATTTAATGGATAACTTTGCAAAAGAAGTTGAAGAGGCTAAACTGCTTGAGGAACAAAAGCAACTTGCGCTCGGTTTTCAAATAGATAGATTCAAAGGTAAAGAGGCTACTAAAGAGGCAATAGCTAAACGCCTTGCCGAAAATAAAAAAAGCTTTTGGAACTTTGATAAAAATTATTTTCCGGCATCTCTTTACACTGATTATGCCGGACCGAATAAAATGATTGAGGATATTGTAAGCAATGGTTTAAACGCCGGATTACATTTCTTTCTTGGTCCACGTAAGCATGGTAAAACAGTTACTGCAAAAAAATTATTGGTGCATCTTTTATTAACAGGCAAAATAAATATTGCCGGCGTTTATGCCGAAACTATTCTTAAATCTTCTAAAATATTAAAAGATGTTTTTCTGATCATCGCACAAAACCAACGCATACAGCACGACTATAATATTGAAGTGATTAACGCTAATAGTAATGAGTTCCAAATAAAAGTTATCGGCGATGAAAAACCAATTAAAACCTGTACTGCTTTTTCCGAAGGTCGTTCTCTGCGCGGCTATACAGCTTTGTTTGGTCGTCCGCAATTTTTAATTGGCGACGATATTGAAACGCTCGAATCTTCCTTTGCAGCTTCCGCCGTAGAACTCCGTATTCAAAAGATTGCAGAGGCTTATCACTCGTTAGATAGCAACGGAAGCTTTCTTATTCTTGCTAACGACTTTTTAACAAGCTGCGCAATTCATCAAATAAGATTAAACCACGAACAAAAACTTTTGCCTTCCGATTGGAATGTTTATAATTACAAAGCCTTTGATAAACGACCTTTGTGGTTTAACAAGTTTGGTAAAATTTCCGAAAGCCAGCTTAAAGAAATTCTTAAACCGATGAGCGAATCGGATTGGCAGGCTAACTTCCAAAATAATCCGGTGCCTCCTGAAGGAGATTTTTTCAAACGTTCCGATTATGCAGAATATAATAAACTGCCCGCCGATGCTCGCGGCGTTATTTATTGCGATCCTAATCTTTCTAAAAAAGGTAAAGGAGATACTACCGCAATTGTTGCTTTAACTTATTCGCCTGCATTAGATAAATATTTTGTTGCAGATGCAATTTGTAAAAGCTATGCAGATTCAAATCAACTCTTGGATGATCAACTTAATATTAAACAAAACTTTGCATCGCAAATTAGAGCAATTGCTTTTGACGGACACGTTACGCAGGAAAGTACATGGACACAGCACATCCGAAATTTTTGTAACATTAAACAAATTCCTTATCCGGTTATTGAGTACAAAAAATATAAAGTTGATGAGCTTGCTAAAAATTTACAGATAGCATACTCTGAAAAAAGGATATTATTTCCTGCAGGTTTTTCATTAAGTGAAACAGGACAAAGATTTTTAGCGCAGTTTTTTTCATTCAGTGGTAAACAAGCAGGTAACAGGGATGATGCGCCCGATGCTTTAATTTCTGCATTTGAATTTATACACGAACGTAAACTTGGGCGCGCTTCAAAATCCTTTGCGCCAATTGTTATAAAAGACTTTTATGAATTTTGAACTTTTAATTTTTGCCGAAGGCATCCCTATGGGAGAATTTTGAATTTTGAATTTTGAATTGGAGAAAAAATGATTTACTTAACACTTAAAGACTACATAGAAAGATTAAAAGCTTACGATAACGCTAAACCTGAAAAGCGGAACGTATTGCTTTATAAAGAAGTTGAAAAACCTCTTAACTTTAACGCTCGATTAAACGGGCATCTTACAACGCGTACAACTGCGCTGGCAAGTTTTGATTTTATATTGGAAGGTTTGGATAAAACTAAAACCTATGCACAAATATTATTACAGCGCGTTACGCCGTCTATAAAAACGTTAATCGAAAACCACGCTTACGCTGCATTGTATAGAACTTCTTTATTCAGGCTATCGCTTAATAACGATAAAACACTCGGCAGCCAACTACAGATATTAACCCGCGAAAAAAATCATACCTACGAAGTTGATGCTGCATTTATTTATCTTTTTGATAACGGAAAGTTTACCAAAGCAATTCCAATTCAATCATTGCAAACATACTCAAATGAAACAAATTTTATTTTAGATGTAGTACAAACGCTTCCATTGCTTGGTTTAATGCGTTCGATATTAATTAACGAAATATTCCGGTATGATATGCTTATTGAAAATGCTAATTACTTGCGCAAACTAAAAGGCATATTGCAAATTTTAGATAAAGGAAGTTCGGCAGAAAGTAACCAGAACGCAGCATTAGCCGCCAAAACAGCTATAAGAGATAACTATGTTATTACCGATGATTTTATTGAGTTCCGTCTTAATCAAATTACAGCCGCAGGCGGCGCAGCTTCATTCAAAGATTTTATTGATATGATAAACAGCGATAATGCAATTGCTATGCTTGGGCAGGCTAACACATCGCAACTGCCCGATAATGGCGGAAGCCGTGCAGCTTTACAAATTCTTAATTTAATTAGTAAAGATATTTTTTACAGCGATATGATACGCACCGAATATTTGTGCAATAATTATTTGGCTATGGATTATAAACTTAACTACGGCGGAATAAATCCGCCATACAAATTTAAGTTTAATATTGCCGAAGAAATTGACCGCGAAAAAAATGCAAGCGCATTACAAATGGTAAGCGCAGTTTTAGACTTAAAAGAAGATGAAGCTTATAGCTTTGTTGGTTTTACTCCGCCAGCCGAAGGAGATAAAATTCTTAAAACGAAAAATCAATTATAAACTTGCCCCGATAAATCGGGGTTATAAATTATAAATTATAAATTATGAACTTGCCTCGTTAAATCGGGGTTATGAACTATGATACTAACGGCTAACTACTAAAGACTAATGACTAAAGACTAATGACTAAAGACTAAAGACTAATGACTAATGACTAAAGACTGATGACTTTATTACAAACGGCGGGCGTATTTGTACTCGCAAAAATTGAAGATAATATAAAAAACGGAATTGATTACGATGGTAATAAATTTAGTTATTCGGGAAAACCTTTCTACCGTCCTTACGATGCAAAACTTTATTTAAAGCTAAAAAGAAATCCTTCACTTGCAAAAATTGTAACAAACAAAAACGGCAAACTTGGTTTTATAATTAACGGCTATAAAGCATACAAACAATTTATGCACCCGCAAAGCGCAACAAACTTTTTAACTGTAAAAGGAGAAATGCTGCGTGATATGAAGATACTAAATTCAGGTTCAAGTTCCGCCAATGGCGGAATAAATTCAGGTTCAAGTTCAGGTTCAAGTGGTGAAGTTATAATTGGTTTTTCTGATCCTGCACAATCTCAAAAAGCATATTGGTTTAATATTAGCGGCGTTGGTAAAAGTAGAAAGTTATGGAAGTTTCTCGGAATTACAGATGCGCAAAAAGCAGAACTTAATGATAAACTTGGATTGCAGTATAAAACTCTTGTAGAGGCTTTGTTAAATAAAACGATAACAAATATTAATTAATTAAAAATTCTCCCGAAGGGATGCCTCCTGCCGTGCCGTCAGGTAAATCGGCAAAAATTCAAAAAATTAACACTCTATCCAAATATCAGCGCCGTTTCTGTTTTCTGTTTTCCACTTCTTAAAGTTAGAAATAAAAGTTTTTAACTGGAAGGAGAAATAAAAAAGGTCGCTATGAAATTTTTGCCCGCAGCTTACACATTCCAAGAAATCCGCTCCCTTGTGCTTTTCAGTAATTAAAACAGCGATGTTACAATGGCTGCAAGTAAAACGAATATTACTTATATCGTCTAAATTTATTAATGTTATTTCTTTTTTCATCTTATTATCTCGTCGTCATCGGCTTGGGTAAAATCGAAATGTGCAAGTATTTTCTTATAAATTTCGTGTCCTTCTTCCAAGGTTATAAATCCAAATTCGGTATATGTGCTTAACTTCCCATCTAAGAAAGCCGCTTGTATTTTATTAAGTTTTTTTTCCTTGATACAGTCTGATATTATTTCTTCAAATTCAGCAATGTATTCTTTGCTTTGAAGCGCTTCGTTCATAGTTTCATCTCCTTTAACTCATTGTTATAAAATAAATATATTTTTTTATTAGGATGCCTTTTCAGCCAGCCTTTTACTTTCCCAATGGCTCTATCATATTTTTGAATTTCAACTTGCTGATCAATCATTACAACATCCGCTTGGTTTTTTGCATCCGCTAAAGCTCGCTCAAGCCCTCTGTAATTATTTGTTGTTTTAGTTTTAAGCTGCGCAAACTTGCCTTCAAAAATTAAATCAGTATCGCCCTGTACATTTTTACTGCTGTGGTTCAACTCCATTTTATAACCTTGCTTACCAAGTTTAACAGCAAAATCTTTTTCGGTTTGCAAATTTACTTTATCGTTTTTATTTGCCTTTGCAAAATTACTGTTCCAGCTTTCATCTACAAATACATTTTCCTGTTCCTCACCAAACACAGGCGCCCAACGGTGGCGGCAATTGTAACCGCCGCAATAAACTAAAGCAGGCTGCCCAAAATTGTTTTGCATATTCTCAACTTCTCCTAAAGAATATACTTTATCAATATGGGCTGCACAAAATTCTCTTGTCGTTCCGCTGGGTCCAACGTAACGTAAATACTGCACACCGCCCGCCTTAAAATCCACACTGCGCTTTAAATTATTTAATGCAAGTTTTGTTGTAAATATTTCTGTATCAATATGTCTTTGCTCTACTTTTATCCGTCTTAAACCGCTCTCTATTTTGTCAAATAACGTGGAGTTGCTGCCGCCATCTTTAACAGATTGCTCGATAGTTTTTGTAATAAGTTTTTCAATTTTACTTTGTGTTTTGGTTACGGCTGCATCGCTTGTTTTTATTATGTTATTAAGTTCGGTTTTTATATTAGTGTTAAAATCCTGTGTAAGCTTGCCAACAAATTCTTTTTCTAATTGCAGCTCTACGGATTTTATCAACGGATTTATTTCTGATTTAACTTGCGAGAAGGGAATTTTATAACGTTTAAGAAGTAATTTAATTTCAGCAATTCCATCGGTTTTAAGCTTATCAGCTTTACCTTTTAAAAAATAACCTTCTATAATTTGCTTTACTATTTTAGCTGCGTCTTTGTTCATAATTCATAATTCATAATTGATTCAATCTTCTCTAAAAATAAATTCTTCCTGATTACGAATATCTTTAGATACAAGCTTAAAATGTTTTTCGATTAACGCCGCAACTAATATAGTCTCGGAGATGTAGCGGTTGCCGCAAAGTTTACAAAGCAAATAACGGCTGTCTATATGTTCGTTTACTTTAAAACGTCCGTCTTTAAGTTTACGATGCCTGTAAACTTTAATAACTTTAAACTCATCGTTACCGCAGGCGCAAACCATTTAAGATTTTTCCTCTAATTTTATTTGTAAGTACAAACTATAATGTTTTAGTAAAGCCGCAAACTCTTTAACTGCAATAGTACGTCCTTTTGCAATTGCAACATCGCACATATCAACAAAACGCTTATCAACAAAAAGATGCGGAAGTGTTTCCTCAAAAAAAGTAAGCGAGTACATTATCTTATCAAGTTCGCTTTGTGGTAATTTTGTTTTACCGTGGATTGCGTTGCTTATTGTTCCCTGGCTCCAGCCTGTAATTTTAGAAACTGTTTTCTGATCGATCGGCATTAGTTACACCTTAATATATTTTTCAATGGTTTTGGAAAATTCCAAAGAAGATTTTTTAAATTCTTCAGCTTCGGCTCTGTTTTTTTCGGCGGCAAGTTTATGCCCGTTAATTGTTTCCTGCTGTTCCTTTTTTAGCAATATGCCGCGCACATAAGCAACCGTCATTCTGCTTGGGTCTAACGAGGCTTGTATAAAAGCCTCGCGTACTTTATCGTAAGTAAACTTTTCGATAAGCCTGCCGCACAGTACGCGTAAACCAATAGGCAGTTTAATAGTTTCCTCTCCGTTCTCTTGCCAGAGCATAAACAAATCGTTAACCTGTTTACGATGTAAATCGTTTTGATAAGCGCCGCAAACTTTACATTTAACAAATTCAGTCATACATTACCCATGCGTCTTGCTGCGGTAGAACTTGCATTTAGATTTGTCTCTAAAATATAAAAACCCATTAAATCTTTTCGATAGTCGCGGCGGGCGTTAAAGTATTTATTATTTTTCATTTCTTTCTTTTTAACTTCGCCCTTGGTTAGTGGTTTTACCACCAATCTTTTGTTAGTTCTAAAATTAGTTGCGGTATTTGCCCAATCACCTTTTGCCATAATTGCCACCGATCTTATTGCTTGTAATTTCGTTAATCATATCCGTTTTTTGTGCAACCTGATTTCGCAAATAGGATATTTCTTTAATTAACGAAGCGACTTTAGAACTTGCGCCAAGGAAGGCTAAAAAATAACCTGCTATAAACACAATAGTTATTAACACAATTAGTAACACAATATCAGACTCCATAATAAAACTCCGTTTTTAATGTATAATGTAAAATGTAAAATGTATAATTTATAATCTCACTACTCAGTACTAACTACTAACTACTAACTACTTACTACTTACTACTAACTACTTACTAAAATAAACTTAACTGTTTACTGTGTGGATTTAAGCGCCACAAACTCGCTTTACGATTACTTGTTTTTGATACTTCCTCGCCGCAATATTCAACCAAAGCAAGCTGCCTTAATTCCAAAACACGCGGCGTAACCTGATGAGGATAGCAGTTAAGGTGTTCTGCTATCCGTTCATTAGTAATCGGCTGCCACTTTTTTATAACTTCTAAAACTTTAGCTTGCTGTTTATTCAAATCAACATAAGCAAAAGCCTCATTCCGTACTTGCTCGCTTTTATAACCTTCTCGTATCATAGTTTATAATTCTCCCAAAGGGATGCCTTTGGCAATAATTTATAATTATCTAACCAGTACCGATTTTTTATCGTCAACAAACTTTTCCCAATCAGGCACAATAAAAAAAGTTTCGCCCTGATCAACTTTTAAACCAACGCCGGCAAGCTGCTGATCAGTTAAAGTTTTGTTGCTGTAATCCGCCAATACTTTATCTTTATCTATATCTTCTTTAACCCTTAAATACAAGCCTTTGAACACTGTTTTAATAAGTTCTATTGATGCGGCAATTGTATATTTCCGGTTAAGCTGTGCAACCTTTGGCGGATTTATACGGAATCCAATTTTACCGTTTGTCAATTCCATAGTTCGCTGGTTATCAAATTGAGATTTGTTTTGCATACAATATTTTTCAATATCAGTATTAAGTAAATCAATTTCAGTTTTTGCTTCGGCGGTTTCTATATCAAACTTTTGCTTTAACTCAGCCATTTTTTGATTAAGAACCGCTTCTTTCTTTTTTATAAATGCAGTTTGTTTAGCTATAATTCCAAGTGCATAGCTAATATCATTTATCGTTGCGTACTTCATTTTTTACCTCTAATTTATGATTGATAATATTTTTAATTTTTATGGACAAAACTGATTATTCTTATATTGATGATTTTAAGTTTAACTTTGAACCATCAGATGAACACATCCGGGATTTGTATCTTATTATCTCTGACTTGCAATCACAGATAAACGTACTACAAAAAGTTCTCACAGAATTTATGTCGTTAGTTAAAAACGAAGATCCCGGCATAATAGACTCTAAATTGAATGAGGTGATTGCTGAAAATGTTCACCGATTTTGGCAGAGGCAATTAAACAAACCTTTTCTTCAACCAAAGGAACAATAGCTGTCATAACATCGGTAATAAGTTTTTTCTTGAACTCAACAAAAGATTCCCTTATTTCTGCTTTTAGTTTTTCTAATTCTGGAGCAGGTTCAGGCTCCGTAGTATCTTTATCCCGAATACCCGAACAATAAGAAGGAAGTAGATGAGTTTCTACTAAGCGTTTTTTAAGATATTCAAACATTTCTTTGCTCTTCATTTTTTCGATAGTTGAATATTCTTCGGCGCTAACATCGCAGCCGATTTCTTTTTCCTCTGCGTTTTGAAATAGAACCCTTACCATTAACTTTTTATCTTCACTCATTGTCAACTCCATTTTTTTAATTTTTAATTTTTACTTTTGAATTTTTAATTGAGAACCCTTGCTGCGCTAAACATTTTTTCTTCATACTTTTTATCAGTAAAAAAAGCTGTTGTAATAAGCAGAAGAACATCCCGTTTATCTGCGGCAACAAAAGCCTTTTCCAAATTATTAGCATAGCGTACAATCTTATCCTGAACATCGGAATAATGCTTGCAAGCCTCAACTATATTTAAATCCGGAAAGCACTTTCTCGCCTCGGTATAAACATCCTGTGCTAACACAGTTCCAACTTTATTTTTATTTATTTTTTCCATCTTATAAAACTCCACCACTATTATTTTCAGCAATTATCGCTTTTAACCTTTTAATTATTTTACTTGCATCTTTTACAGTAAGCATATTGAGCAGTGTATAAATTTTACTGTTCGTAATTTCAAAACTGTTAAGCCGTTTACGGTAAGCAGGACAAGTATCTAACAAATAACTAAATGCTCCTTCCTGTGTCCAGTGCAGCACGTACTTGTAAAGTTTTATAATTGCTTTACGCTGTTTTTCTGTACTGGATGGCTCGGCAGCTTTTTTACGGCTGCCAACATTTTTAGCAACTTCAGCAAACTTGCGATAAAGCAATTCCGCTTCTTTATCGCTTAGCTCCGTAGTGCTATGTAAACCACGTTCCTGTAATTCCTCGTCAATAACTTGTGTGCTGCCGCTAATTACAAAGCTTAAAGCGTGCAATTTTGCATTTAAAAAGTGGCGATATGTTTTAAAACCTTTGTACATTTTTTTTATTTATAATTGATAATTTATAATGTATAATTGAACACATTCTACATTCTACATTCTACATTCTGCATTACTACCACTTCACTATTCGGACTTATATCAAACTCTTTTCCGCCGCTATTAAACTCAACATCCTTGCCGGTGGCTGTTGTAAAATGGTTTTTCTTTTCCGATAAATATTTAATGCGCGCACGGCTTTCATTAACAAATAGGACCTTTGCTAAATCTCCCGAAGGCATTTTAACTATTTGATTTTCTACTAACATTTTTTTTCCTGAATTTTGATTTTTGAATTTTGATTTTTGAATTTTTACTCAACAAGCTTCATCTTTCTCATTTCGGCGCTAACATCAAAACCAAGTTCCTTGCAAACCCGCATAGCTCCGGCAGATTCCGCCTTAATGCCCATTAAGTTGCCCTCTAACTGTTTAATATCCTTGCGCAAGCGTGCAAGTTCTTTAGCTTCCTTACTCATTTTAATTTTACTTGCAAGATGTTTAGCTTGTTTTGCAGCATCTTCTTTTTGCTGGATAAAGCTGTTAAGCATTATCAAATTTTCCTGAAAAACCTTAACAACAACTTCCTTTTGCTTGCGTAAAGAAAGCTTATCAAAGTTACCCGGTAACTCGGCAATTACTACCTCGCCGGTGTTATCTATTGTGGTTGTACTTAAAGAAATATTACTCAT